AAAGATTTTTATCAACTAAAAATTCAGCTAAATGGTTTATAGATTGGCTGTATGTGTTATCGCCTACAGCGAAACACATATCTATTGGGCAAATTACAATACCAATAAGTGGATTTAGTTCTGGTGGTAATTTGTGTTTCCACATGCATGAAACTCTAAAGTTTTGCCCAAAATCATCTGTATATTCTATTAGCATTCCAAATTTTTCAGGAACAATAGCTTCCGGCCTTGCCTCTGAATTATCCCAATCCTTATCGTCAGTCGCGGCACCGGCCCTTTCGATCCATGTCAATTTATAAGGAGGACGGCACAACGGCATCGCCTCTAAAAGGGAGGACGGTTTTGATTTGTGAATCTGAAAAGCGGCATCCAAAGCAGTAGCCGACAACACAAATTTTTGTGCATCTTTAATCTTAGTAATAAGGCCATCTCTATAAAGACGCTCATTTACTATAGCCGGATGCAAAATATGAGCTATTACATCATCTGCTAACATTTTGTCTTTCTCCTCCAAAGAAAAGCCGGGGGCATTACACCCCCGGCTAACCTTGCTATTTTTCCCAGGGCTTCTTCTTGGGACCGTCAAAAGAAGATTCAGGCGAGCCTGTTACGTTAGCCACCAACTTCAAAGAACTCGGTGGAGAAGTATAATTAATGCTTTTGTATTTAACATTGTTTTGCTCTTCACCGTTATCTTTGCGTTTTGCAATACCAATTTTAAGTTTCACAGGAATGTTGTGCAAAGTAACCGTCTTACTAAACGGCTGGCTTGCTAAACCTGTGGCAACCAGAAGGTCTCTGAGGGCGCTATTCGCAATATCCATTGCAGTTTTGTTCTCGTGTTGGATATTGAGGCGGTCCCAGAACTTCCGACCAACGTATGCCCCATCAATAATCGTGAATTCCAGTTCAATGTATTTACCATTGCCTTTTTTAGTCGGTTTGTAGTCGCTGTTAGTAACTTCAGCGATGTAGTCACCAACAGGCAAAACACCAAATTCTGGGCGCTCAGCTATCTCACTTGCGTGAAAGACAAAATCAAGATCAGCCATTGTTATTCTCCTTTGGGTTCCATTGCTTTTGCAAGTTCGGTTGCGAAAGTCTCGTAGTCTAGCGACATAGATTCGGGCAGTGCCCAGCGGCTTTTGGCCACCCAGCCGGGGCGCTCTTGAGTGTGCAGAACACGCTCACCAGCACCAACGGCTCGGGTCTTCTTCTGGTTAAAGCCCACATCTGACTTCACGGTGTTTACACGGTAGTTCGCAAACATCAGAAGGTCACACCACTCCGAGATAATCGCCGCACCACCTTTGTGGAGGTCTAGGGTGTAGCGGTCGTAGCTGTCTGTCAGCGGATCATCAAAGCGTTTCACCTGACTATGCGCCAGGAAAATGGTCTGCATATTTTTTTCATTACGGAGAAGATCAAACCCCTCCATAACATTTCTCCACAGTTCAACGGCAAACGTGTATCCCTTGCCGTAACCCATGTCCTCAATGTTGTTGATCTTGTGATTGACGGCTACTTGTTTGAAGATCAACTGCTCCATCCAGTCGGCTGAATCCAGCACGACAGTTCCGAATTCGTGGTCTTCGCTGTACAGAGAACCGATAGCTTCCATCACTTCATCGTATGACCGAGCCAGTGGAAAGGCCGTGACGTTAAGTGCGTCAAGACCTTCCTCAGTCTGAATGAACACTGGCTTGTCGGCTTGTGCGGCGAAGCTGCTCTTGCCCACCCCATGCGTACCATAAAGAATAATACGTGGGGGACGGGCAATGCTGCCTTTCCGCAATGATTTAAGATTGATTGCCATTTTACTTTTCCGTTCTGATTACGGTTACAGAAGTTTTTGCTGGTTCAATAGTCAGAGCCTTGCAAAAGTTTTTATAAAATTCTGGTTCGTTGTTTTCCAAATAGCGAAGTCCTTTCAAGTCAAGTTCGGGTTTTTGTTTCACGGGTAACATATTTTCGGGGATGCCAAGTTTCTGCACAAAATCCCAATCAACCTTACGGTTGAGGCGACCTGTGAGCGTGACCTTGTATGGTCCGACTTGGTGAGATTCAGCGCCTTCGATCTTTGATGTGAGAAAAGAGAGAACCTCTTCCTCAATTTCAATGCGGCGTTTGTTTGCCGCCACTTCTTCGTTCTTAGCATCCATCCAATCGGCTACCACATCTTCAACAGTGCGATTGGGAATTATTTTTGATTTAAAGTTCATGTGCTCCTCATTTATGTTGCGATTAAAATTACGTATACACTTTGACGTTTTGGAGATTGTCAAACCCTAGCCATTGTGTCAAATATTATTTTCTCATTCACGGAGAATAAAATGAAGTTAAAGAATTGGCTTGAAAAACAACGGCTCACTAATCGTGAGTTCGCCAAGATGATTAGCGTTTCAGAAAGCGCGATACACAGGTGGACGACTACAGACGATGGGAAACGAATGCCGCGACTTGAATACATTAGGGCAATCGAGAAAGCCACTGAAGGTAAAGTAAAACCGCAGGATTTTTATTCGTGAGAAACGTTACCTTCACCGTGCCGGGACAACCTGTAGCGAAAGGCCGCGCCAGAATATCTACATATGGTGGTCATGTGCGTTCGTACACACCAGAAAAAACGCGCCGGTATGAAAACCAAGTTTCGGCTTACGCTGCCGAGGCAATGAAAAGAATGCCGCCAATGGCTGGGCCTGTAGAAGTTGTTGTACAGGCGTTTATGATTGTGCCAGCTTCATGGTCGTTGAAAAAGCGGCTGTCAGCTATCGCCGGTCAAATCAAACCAGTTACGAAACCTGACTTGGATAATATCGTTAAAGCCCTCGACGGCATGAACGGAATTATTGTTGTTGATGATTCGCAGATTGTTAAGCTGACAGCTACCAAACAGTACGCCGAAATCCCACAATTGATTGTTACCGTCATAGGGCAAGAATGATTGACTTCATCACGACGGCGACCCGTCTCGTAGAGCGGGGATACTCGGTTATACCCATCATGCCTGGGGAAAAGCGCCCCGGCGAATTCAAGGGCAACCAATGGGTTGGTATGAGCAAGTGGCAGCGGTATTGCGAACGATCGCCCACCAAGTTTGAATTAGACCTGTGGGCTAAGTGGCCTAGCCCGTCGATCTGCTTGGCTTTGGGACGGGCCAGCAACGTCACCGCCATAGACTTCGACTACGGCTCGCCAGAAGTACGTGCCGCGCTGGAGGCATGTCTGCCGCCTTCACCAGTTAAGAAGGTGGGCGCTAAGGGGTACACTGCGCTGTATCGTGGGTTTGCCGTGCTGTCCAAGAAGTACCTGTTAGACGGCGTGAGTGTTATTGAAGTGTTGGCCCAGGGCAAACAAACGGTCCTGCCGCCAAGTATCCACCCAGATGGCATGGCATATCGGTGGCTTACGCCCGATACCTTGGAGCATTTGACCGCCTCTGAACTACCAGAATTGCCTCATGATATACACGATAGAATTGCAAAAGCCCTAGAGCCTTTTCAGCCAAAGGTAGAACCACTCACAACAGGTCGGCCGAGTGTGAGCAAACTCACAACAGGTAGGTCAAATGTGAGCCAAGGCGACAATGATAGCTATTGGCGTGCTATCAATGATAACGCATTGTTAAACCTGGATAGTTGGGTTCCGAAGTTGTTTCCAGACGCAGGTCGTGGGCCAGACGGTGGTTATAGGGTAGACCCCATTTGGCGCGGGGTCAGCAAGATGACCAAAAAGGTGGGGGTCCACCCCAGTGGCATCCACGACTTTGGCACAGACAAAGGCATGACCGCCATTGACCTGGTTATGGCGGCTACAGGCGCTGATCTTGATAGCGCCACGGCATATCTACGGGATTTGTTAGGGCTTACCCAGGAGGCTGTATTCCGGCCTGAAGGGGGGGCTGATATAGCGCCCGAATTTGTGCCCGATATTCGCCCTAAATCGCCCGATATTGATTTTACAATCATTCCGGCCAAGGGGGCGCTCGGGCTCCTCTCGGAATACATTACGCGCACCGGCTTCCGGCCCCAGCCCATTTTGGACCTGGGAGCGGCGATCTGCGCGATTGGCACACTGGCAGGGCGTAAGTACCGCTCCCCGACAAATCTACGGACAAATATGTACGTCGTAGGGCTGGCGGATTCCGGCGCTGGAAAAGAACACGCACGCACCGTTATAGACCGCATATTTTCCGAGCAATTAAACGAGGTGAATCGACTTGGTGCAACAAAGATTGCCAGCGGCCCTGGGCTGCTCACCGAAGTAACGCGGTCGCCGTCAATCTTGTTTCAGATCGATGAGTTCGGCGCGTTTTTAATGGGCATAGCCAACAAGCAAAAAGCGCCCAGGCATTTGACTGAAATTCTGGACAATATGACCCAACTATTTACGAGCGCAGACAAAGTGTTTCGAGGTACAGCATACGCAGATCAGAAAGAGCGTCCCAAAAAAGAGATCATCCAGCCATGTATGTCAATTTACGGGACGACCGTACCATCCAATTTTTGGAAGGCTCTTGAGTCCAATAGCGCGGTAGATGGTTCTCTCGCTCGGTTTCTCGTTGTTGAGTCAGAGAACAACTATCCAGATGACAGGCCCGTGAACGACGCCGAGCCGTCGGAAGAGATGATTGATTTATTGCGGCGTATTGCCGCGCCGATCGGTGGCGCTTCTGCGATCGTTCTGAACGGTCAGCACCCGCCAGAACTTCTGTCTGTGAGTTACGCCACAGAGACAGTCGAGATGCTTAAGAAGTTGTACTCCGAGACATT